ATTAAAAATGATTCTAATAAATTAACTAGAGCAGCATTAAGTCAAGCAATTATGGCACCTGGTATTTTGAAAATCAAAAAAGAAGGTACTATTGATTGGAAATTAAAAGCTTTACGTTCTAAACAATTTATGAGGCAAGTTCAAGCTGCAAATAATGGACCAGTTGTAATTGATGATTTAGAAGAATATTCACCTTTAGAAATAAAATCGGATATTGCTAAATTATTAGCACAAGCTGATTGGACTGGTAATCAAATCGCTAAAGTATATGGTATTCCTAATTCTTATTTAAACGGTCAAGGAGACCAGCAATCATCTTTAGACCAAATAAAAGGAATGTATGCCAATGCTTTATCTAGATATATGGAATCAATTGTATCAGAACTTGATAATAAGTTGAACGCAGATATTAGATACAACATTAGACCAGCAATTGATCCATTACAAGATGGTTATGCTCAAACGTTATCAGGCTTAACCAAAAATGGTATGTTGGCTCATAACCAAGCTAGATATTTACTTCAAGAAACAGGTTATTTACCTAAAGACTTGCCTTTACCAGAACCTGCAATATTAAAATCGAAAGGAGGTGATAGCGATGCGGAAGATACCAATTAAAGGAGCAATTGTTGATGATAATACAGCGATGTTCTATGATTATTTTGGCATGACTTGTATAAGCCCTAAAAAAGTATCAGCAATTTTAGATGAAGAAGTTGCTGAAGGTGATGACGATATTGTTGTTGATATTGCATCGAATGGTGGCGATGTATTTGTTGCCTCTGAAATTTACAGTATGCTAAAGAATAATAAATCTAATGTAAAAGTTAATGTTACAGGGTTAGCTGCATCCGCTGCATCAGTAATTGCGATGGCAGGAGATACGGTATCAATTGCACCAACAGCTCAAATCATGATACATAAAGCATGGACTCGTGTAGATGGAAATGCTGATGATTTAGATCATGAGGCAGGTGTTCTAAGTGGAATTGATAAGTCTATTGCCAGTGCTTATGAGTTAAAAACAGGCATGAAACAATCTGACCTTTTACAAATGATGTCAAATGAAACATGGTTAACTGCTCAAGATGCAGTAGATAAAGGTTTTGCTGATGAAATTATGTTCGTTAATGAAGAAGATGATGAACCAGTTATGAATTCTATGGAAGATATACCTAGTAAATCAGCTATTAATAAGTTAATGAATTTAATTTTAAAGGCAGATAAACAACAAAATAAAACAACAAGCCAGTTTGAAAATCCAAGTTTAAAGGATAAGAAACTGGCTATTTTAATGGAAAGAAGGAAATAAAACATGAATATTAATGAACTTAATAATGCTTGGATTGAATCTGGACAAAAAGTAGCAGATTTAAATATGCAAATTAATGCTGCTTTAATTGATGATAATTATGATGAAGAAAAATTTGCTAACTTGAAAGCTCAACGTGATAAAGAAGTGGCACGTCGTGATAATTTGAAAGAACAATTAGATGCTGCACGAGCTGAACAAGTTTATAACATGCCAGATAGTGCAAAAGAACCATTGAATGATAATGAAAAAGATTTAAAAGCAAAATTCGTTAAAGATTTTATTGGTATGATGAATAACGATCCTAAAGTATTAGCGATGGTTACATCTTCTAAAGATGATAGTGGTAATAATGCTGGCCTAACAATTCCTGAAGATATTCAAACAGCTATTCATCAATTAGTACGCCGTTATGATTCATTAGAACAATACGTAAATCGTGAATCTGTATCTATGCCAAGTGGTTCTCGTGTGTTTGAAAAATGGACTGATGTTACACCATTAGCTAATCTAGATGATGAAACTGCAGCAATTGGTGATAATGATGATCCAAAACTAACATTAATCAAGTTCGCAATTAAACGTTATGCAGGTATTACTACTGTCACAAATACTTTATTGAAAGATACTGCAGAAAATATCTTAGCTTGGTTATCTGCATGGATTGCTAAAAAGGTAGTAGTTACACGCAACAAGGCAATTATTGATGTAATGAATAAGGCGCCTAAGAAACCAACTATTGCAGATTTTGACGGTATTATCGATTTAATTAATACAGGAGTAGATCCTGCAATTAAAACAACGTCATTCTTGATGACTAATACATCTGGTTTGAATACTTTAGCTAAAGTTAAGGATGCAATGGGACGTTACTTATTACAACCAGATCCTAAACAACCAGATCAATACATCATTAAAGGTAAGCGAGTAATTGAAATTGCTGATCGTTGGTTACCAGATAATTCTGGAAATCATCCATTATACTATGGTGATCTAAAACAAGCAGTAACATTGTTTGATCGTGAAAATATGTCTCTATTATCTACTAACATTGGTGGAGGAGCGTTTGAAAAAGATTTAACTAAGGTTCGTGTAATTGATCGTTTTGATGTAGTAGCAACTGATAGTGAAGCTTGGGTAGCTGGTTCATTCAAGACTATTAAAGATCAAGAAGCTAATTTAGTAGGCACACCTAAAGCTTAGAGGTGATTTAGATGGATAAGGAAATATTACTTGATGATTTGAAGTTATCTCTTAGAATTGATGGCGATGATGATGATAGATTACTGAATTCATATATTAATGCTGCTGAAGTTTATATTAAAACTGCAGTAGGTGGTGATGATGAATTTTGGCAACAAGAAGATGTTATTGCAATTCAAAAAATAGCAATTTTAGCTTTAGCTGGTGCTTATTATGATTACAGAGTAGCTTTACAAGATGTAATGACTTATCCTATTAATCTAACTTTAAATGCAATAATCTCACAATTACGTGGGAAATTAGCGTTATACGAAGAAGGTGATAGCGATGCCTAAGAAGTTATTACATTCTTCATTTAATCAGCGTATCGAGTTCCAGACTGTTAATTTTGTAGCTGATGATTTAACTGGAGATACAGTTGAAAAGCCAGTTAGCTTATTTAAATGTTGGTGTGCTCCACAAAGACGAACCATGTCTCAACAGTTTCAATTAACTGGTTTAGGGCTTGATGATACTCTAACTGTGGCAATCAGACACAATGATAAAGTTCAGGAAGCTACATTAGCTAAATATAAAAATGAAATTTATGAAGTAGTGTCTATTTCTCCTGATGATACTAATAATTATATAGCTTATGATTATGTAGTTATTAGGAAAAAGAAAGGAGCTGGCAAGCGTGGCTAATGATTTTGAAAAATTACTACAAGACTTTAGTAAGAGTTTGAATAAACTTGTTCCTAATATGGAACAAAAAAAGAAAATCACTCAAGCAGGAGCTAAAGTACTAGAAGAGAATTTACGAAAAAATACACCAGTTTCTAAGTTAAATCACAAGAAAGAAAAGCATTTAAAAGAATATGTTATGTCACAAGATACTAATGTTGACGGTCAAGAAGACGGTAGCTCAACAGTTGGTTTTGGTAAAAAGGCTTATATTGCTAGATTCTTAAATGACGGAACAGTTAAAATGCCAGCAACTCATTTTGTAGATAATACTGTTAATGAGTCTAAGATAGAAGTTTTACTAGCTAATAAGGCTGAATATGACAAAATAATGCGAGGTGGTAAGTAGTGGAAACACCAACCACGATAGCAAAAAAAATAATGAAGGATATTACTTGGATAGATGAATTATACTCTGGTTCTATTCCAAGTAATGTAGAAGTAAATACAAATAAAAATACAGTATTAATTACTGAATATTTAAATGAACCTAGTCTTTATGCCAATATGAAGATCAAGTATTGGCGAGTAGGGGTTGAAGTTCAGATTTTCTATAAGTTAAGTGGCGATGATTTTCAAAATCATGAAATAGAATTAGCCAAATTATTTAATGGCGATGATTGGGAGATTGACACTTCAAGGAATCGAATTAAGGACCCAGACACAAAACAATGGACTAAGGTTTTTTATTTTTCAAAAATTTTAAAAGTGAAAGAAGGTATATAGAATGGCAGGAGCAACTACTCATGGTATTTTATACGCAGCATTTGGTATCGTTGATGATAAAGGCGATATTATCAAGGATGCTAAAAAAGGTGTTAGTGAACTAGGAGTTGAAGTAGTTGATGGCGATGGAGAAGGTGCTACAACTGCTAATATTACTGGTTTAGAACAAAACGGTACGATTAAATGGGCAAATAATAAAGCTAAGCGCATCACACATGGTAAGCAACAGCCACAAGTTGCATTAACTATGTTAGATATCAAAAAAGACTTATTAAACCGCCTAAAAGGATATGTATCTGACGGTAAAGGTGGTTATGTGCTTACATCTGGTTCTAAGCCTAACGTAGCATTATTAATTTGTTCTGAAGATATGGATGGAACAAGAATTTATGAAGGCTTTGCAAATGGTGAATTAACTCAAGCAGCACAAAATCATGGTACTGATAATAACAATATTACAGAAGCTGATACTACTTTGACTTATCAAGCTTTAGCTCCAATTAAAGATACAACTTTTGTTGATGATAAAGGGGTAACACAACCTTATAAGGTTTGGGCTGATGATGAAGCAGGATTTGATATTAATGCGATGTTCAAAGAAGTTTTTGGTGGCTTTGACGGTGTAGCTAGTCTTAAAATCCCTGGTGGAACAAAAACAGGCAGTGTAGCTGTTAGCGGAGATTCCGGTTTACATTAGTTAAATAAACAGAGACGAGAAATGTGAAACGTTGGAGGATTTATTATGGTTAAAATTAATACAAAAAAACTTGGATTAAAGAAACCAGTTTTTGTTAAAGTAACGGTTAAGAAGATCAAATTAGCTGATATGATGATGAATAAACTATTAAAGCTAGGTATCGAACAGGATAGAACTGAGTTATTAAAAGAAAGAGATTCCAGCAATGAAGATTTTGTTAATAATGCAATTAAAATGAATAACATGGAAATTGAGTTTGCTGACAGTGCTTTTGATTTCTTACAGAAAGCTTTAAATTTGTCTAATAAAGAACGTGATCTTGCTGAAGATAATTTAACTTTTGAAGAATTGGGTAATTATATTAACTATGTAATTATGCGAATTAAAGGTCAATCCGAAGAAGATATTAAAGCGATGATGAATTCAGAAGTTAAAAAGGATAAAGATCCAAAAAAAGAATTAGACGCTTAGCAGATACTTTGATCGATACTCAAAATGAATATCAAGACTTGCTATACCTACAACAGAAATTGATGTTGGAATCTGGTATAGCAATATCTATTAGCGATGAAGAAGAATTTGAAACGTTAGTTGAAGTAATGTCTGCTAAGGCTAAGGAAGATAGACCAGTTACGCCAAGAGAAGCGTTAAGGCGCTTACGAGGAAAGTAAAAATATGGTATAATATTTGTGCAAGAAAGTCCCGGAGGTGAGATAGATGAAGAAAGTATTTAATTGGTTAAAGATAAATGATCGCTTTTGGTGGATACTAATTATTTCAATAACACTAGCTATAATTATTGGTACAGTGTTCTTCTGGGGCTGGATGTGGAAACATATTTATATTTGGATTATTATTTATCTCATCTTTTCATTCTTTGGTAGTGGTTCTGATGAATGGAAAAAGTACCATGGATTAAAGTGAATTAAAGTATTAATAAAAGTCAACTGAAAAAGTTGGCTTTTTTATTTTGGAAGAAAGGAGGTTAAATTTAAGTGAAAGTTCAAAATGAAATGGCTACTAAAATTACTGTAGATACAGTCCAGGCTGCTAAAAGTATTTCAGCCTTTAGGAATGGTATTTCAGCTTTGACTAATTCGTGGAAAGCTAACGAAATGGCATATCGAACAGCTGGAGATAGTTTAAATGCCTTAAAGTCCAGATATGAAGGTATTAGTAATGTTATTGAACTTCAAAAACAAAAGATTGATGAATTAAAAAATAGGCAAGAAGGACTTGATAGAACTAATAAGGATCAAGCTAATACTTGGTTAAAGTTAGAGAAAGATATCCAAACCGCAACACGTCAATTAGCTAGTTACGAAGCACAACAAGCTAAAGCCAAGACATCAATGAATTACTATAATAATGGTTTGGCTGATTTACAGAAAAGCTATAGGACTACACAAGCTTTATCTAAGAGTTATGTTGAAAGACTTAGAGCAGAAGGCAAAGAGTTAGAAGCTAAAAAAGCTCAACAAAAGGGGCTTGAAGATTCGTTAGAAAACTTGAATAAGCAGTATAAGAAACAAAAAGAAGAATTAAATGCACTAATTGATAAAACTAATGAAACTACTGTGAAAACTACTAAAGCTAGTGATGCTTATAAGAAGCAACAAATCAGATTAAATGAAACTGCAACAGCAATAGCTAAAGCTAAGTCAGAAACCAAGAAACTTCAAGATGAAATGGATAGGTTGAATCCTAAGGGATTTAATAGGATAGTAGTAGCTAATGAAAAAGTAATGCAAGGTTTGAAAACTAGTAAGAATAAAATGGTTGATTTTACCTTAAAAGCATCTACATTTTTATCTGGTTTTACTCCAATTATTCATGGTATTGGTGCTGCAGCTGTTGACGGAGCTCAAAAAGCTAGTGATTTACAAAATGCTTATGTCAAGACGTTTAACTTGCTAACCACTGGTGGTGAAAAAGCTGCAGAAGCAACTAAGAATGTTGCTAAAATGCAGGCAGAAGGTAAAGAAATGTCTGTACAGTATGGTGTTAGTCAACAAAAGATTGCTGATGGTTATCAAGAGTTAATAAAACGTGGTTATTCATCTTCACAAGCACTCGGTTCAATGAAAACTATGCTACAAGCTAGTGTGGCATCAGGAGAAGATTTTAATGATGTTGTTCATAATTCTACAGCTGTATTAGAAGCCTTTGGAATGAAAGTAGACGGAACAAAGAAAATGGCAGAGAATACTAAAAAAGCCGTTAATGAAATGGCTTATGCTGCTGATATGACTGCTACTGATTTTAATTCTTTAGGTGTGGCAATGGAATATGTGGGACCGTCAGCTAAAACACTTGGTTACGAAGTAGGCGAAACAGCATCCGCAATCGGTATTTTATCTAACAATGGTTTGGAAGCAGATAAAGCCGGCACAGGATTAAGACAAGTATTGAATAGCTTAATCAAACCTACTGATGAAGCTAAGAAGTCATTACAAGGCATTGGGCTATCAGTTCAAGATTTTACAGATAAATCAGGCAAGATGAAGTCTATATCTGACATTTTTGAAATGCTAAATAGTCATACTAAAAATATGAGTAAGACTCAAAAAGGTGTGTTATTTAATACCTTATTTGGCACGACTGGGCAAGCGTCAGCATCTATCTTAGCTAATAATGCCGAAGAATTAGAAAAGCTAAATAAAAAAGTCCAAGAGTCCTATAAGGGACAAGGATATGTACAAGAGTTAGCACAAAAGAACCAAGGAACTGTAAAGAAACAGATGGCTCAATTCAAAGAAGCTAGTGAAGCGGCTAAGATGGAACTGGGTACAGCTTTATTACCAGCAATGAGAGATGCATCGGTAGAAATGGCTAAGTTCTTTAATTCTAAAGAAGGTAAGCAAGGATTAAAGGATATAAGTAAGCTGATTGGAGCTATTGCAAGTGGTGTAATTGGTTTAGTTAAAATAATGGCTGAACATATTAGCGTTATTAAAGCTTTTGGTAAAGCATTAACTGGAGCGTTAATTGTACATTTAGCAATAAAAGGTATCAGTAAGGCTAAAAAAGATTTAGAAGGTCTTTCAAAAGTTGCCAGAGCTACTAAGCTAGACAAAGTTTTACGGTGGACTGCTAAGATATTAATCAGTGGAGCAAAAAAAGCTTTAAATGGAATTAAAACAGCAGCAGTTACAACAGGTAAAGGTATTGGCAAAGCTTTAAAATGGACTGCCAAGATTTCAACTAAAGCAGCAAAGGCGGCTTTGAGTGGACTTAGTAAAGCTGCAGTAGTTACAGGTAAAGCTGTTAAAGTTGCATTCAATGGTATGTTGTCTGCAGCAAAGAAACTAGCATTAGGATTTAAGACTGTGTTCTTGTCTAATCCATTTGGTATTGCAATTCTAGCGATTACTGCTTTAGGTGTAGCATTTTATGAATTATACAAACATAACAAAAAATTCAAGAAGTTTGTTGATGGACTGGTAAAAGATGCTAAAAAAGCATTTGATAATATAGTCAAGTTCTTTAAAAATATACCTAAAGAGATATCTAAAATATGGAAGAATATCACAGGGTTCTTCAGTAAAGGTTGGAAATCAATTAAAGATACAACTAACAAAGGTATCAAGAACACTCAAAAGAGTTGGAATAAGTTTAATAAAGATGTTGCTAAATCTGCCAATAATATGTGGAAAGACACTAAGAAGAAGTTTAGCGATGGTTGGAATAGTTTAAAGAAAAATGCTGATAATAGTAAAGATAAGATTGTAAAATCATGGAATAATCTTAATAATGCAACGCTTAATGTTGCTAAAAAAATGGCTAAAGAACATCCTAAACAGTTCAAATCTGGCTATGATGCTATTCAATCCTATACTAATATTTGGCGAGATTTTGTCAGTGGACGTTGGGATAAATTAGGCGGTGATATTAATGATACTGCTAAAAATATTCGTAAGTTCACTAAAGATATATTCAAGGATATGTATGACTGGTTGAATGACAAAACTGGTGGCAGATTAGGTGATATGGTAAATACTTTCACTGATAAATTTGGACAATTAAAAGATATTGTTGGTTCAGCAGTTAAAGGTGTTAAACATAAAACCGTAGATCTGGTAAATGGTGTGGTTAAACCATTTAATGATATGTTAGGTGGTTTAAAGAAAGGTATTAACTGGGTTCTTGATAAAGTTGGTGCTCCACAAATAAGTGCTAGTTGGGCAATTCCAACAGTATCTTACGCTAAAGGTACACCTAATGTACAAGGTTCAAGTGGAACACATCAAGGTGGATTAGCTTTAGTTAATGATGGTGTAGGCGAGCATTATCGTGAAATGTTTAGATTGCCTAATGGAAAGGTAGGTATTTTTCCTAAACAACGTAATATGGTGGTACCTTTGCCTAAAGGTTCAAGTGTTTTAAATGGCGAAGATACTTATAAATTAACCACAATGTTAGGTATTCCGGCATATGCTAATGGTATTGGTAAATTCTTTAAAGGTGTCTGGAATAGTGCTGTTGATTTAGTTGATGAAGCAGAAGATATTTTGAAGAAACCAGCTGAATTTTTAAAAGAAGTCTTTGAAAAACATATTGGTAATTTATCAGCAAAAGGCTTAGCTGGCGATATTATTACTAACTTTCCTAATAAATTAGCGAGCTTAGCAGTTGATTGGGTAAAGAAATTATTTGAAGATTTTGGAGCTGGCGGCGATGGAAATAGTCCTGCTGGCAGAATGGCTAAATCTGAATTTGCCAAGATAGCTAAACACGCTGCTAGATTGATGCATCAAAAACTTAGTGAACGTGATATAGAGCATTTGTACTATCAAGCATCAACTGAATCTGGTGTAGATCCTGCTCAAAATGGTGGTTATGACGACCATGATGGAACAGGACTACCAATTGGATTATTCCAATATAAACTTGGTACTTGGAGAAGTTGGGCAGTTCCAGGACATGCTAATATTCATTCTGCCTTAGATCAAATTATGGCAGTTTTAAATGATAGTAATTGGAGAAACGACTTTCCGCCAATTGGAGTAAAGAGAGGTTGGGGTCCTTCAGGTCATAGAATGATGGCTTATGGTGGAAGAATTGACACTAATCAATTAATTGAAGTAGCTGAAAACAATAAACCTGAGTATATTATTCCAACTGATCCAGTTAAGCGGCCAAGAGCTTGGCAACTTATGCATGAATTGACTTCTGAATTCACTAAACAGGATCCAGGCCATTCAGTAAGTCGTGATAATAGAGATATAAAAGAATTAAATGATAAATTTGATTCGTTATTAGCGATGTTCAGTCAATTATTAGGATTAAACAGTCAGCAAATCAAGGCTATTCGAGAGAGTGGATTTGATAAAAATAAATTGTATAGGCAACAAGCTATAGATCAAAAATTAATTAACTATCAAACATTTTAGAAAGGAGTGATATTTTGAACGAATTTTATATTAAACCACATAATGGAAAAGAAATGAAATTATCTGATATCACTCAGCATGTAGAGTTACTTAGTTTAGATGAAAATCCAGCGATAACTAATACTTATCAATCTAATCCCGCACAAGACGGTGAGTTATGGAATTATTCTACCTATAACCCTACCGTTGTTAATTGTGAGTTTCTACTATATTTTTCTACTTGGCAAGATTATATATTGGCAAAGCATGATGTTATGAGAACTTTCATGCAAAAAGGGCTATTTAGAATTAGGGAAGAAATAAATAGTCAATTGGTGAGATATGTTAGAACATCTTCATTTACAATTAGTCCTGACGATAAAGGATCAAATTGGGTTACTTTTACTATTCCATTCGATAATCCTAGTGGGATGAAATACAGTCTACATAGGTCAGATGAAGTTGATTCAAATGGTTTAAAAGTATGGTCATATGGACAAAACTTGATCGATAATGATTACTCATATCATTTTACTGATAAATCCTTTAGAGTTTACAACCCTAGTGATATAGCAATTGACCCTTATATTAATAAACATGATTTAAAAATCATTAGTAAATTTAGTGGCGGTTCTCTCAAGATAGCTAACACAACTAATGGCACGAGCTGGAGTTACAATAAATCATCTAATGGAAATGAAACAATTTTATTAGACGGAATTGTAACAACTGTTAATGGAAACCCAGCAACAGTTGTTACAGATTATGGTCACATTGTTTTAAATACTGGATGGAATGATATTGTTGTTAGTGGCACGAATAGCAACGATATTACGTTCAGTTTTCCATTTATTTATATCTGATGTTTCAGGGAAAGATTTTAGTTCAAGGGGTTAATCGTGCTGAAAAAGAGCCTTTGAACTTGTTTGACCCTAAGTCTGTACAAATCCAGTGGGAAGTAAATCAGACTTGGAGCTTACAATTTACTGCATATAATGACGGAAGCTTAGCTTATCAAATGTTGGAAAGCGAAGCTTCTATTTTTTTGGATAATCAAGAATATATTATTAAACAAGTTGCTGATGACTCATCTAGTGGATTAGATAGCGTTCAAGTAACAGCTACTCATGTTTATTTTGAAGTACAAAAAATAAGAAAGTATAAGGATTACATTGACCCAGAAGACAAGGATAAACAAACAGACGTTAAAGTTCTAAAGGACAACACTGATTCTGCTAAATCTGATGATAGCGATAATGCTAAAACAGACACAAGCGAGAAAACAGAAGGCAATACAACAACTAAAGTAACAACTAAAACTACTGATGAAACAAAACAGGATAATCAGAATCAAGTAACTTATTCAATTCAAGATGTGTTAGACCATTGGTTGAAAGATAACAAGCTTGGTTTTACCTATGAAGTGATTGGTAATTTTGAAAAGAAAGAATTGGAAGAATTACAGGACGGAACTGGAGCTGATATGTTATCTAAGATTTCTGATACTTGGGATAATGCAATTATATATCCAGATAATCGGAAAATTAGAGTATATTCAGCAGATAAATTTAACCTAAATCGTGGTAATAGAATAGATTACTTGAATAATGCAAGTGAGATTAAATTTAGTACTGATTCAACATCATTAACTAATATGGTCTATTGTATTGGTGGCAAATATTCTGTTGAAACTACAACAGAGACCACTACTACCACAACAACTACTACAACAAGTGGCGGTTGGGGTTGGCCGTTTCCTGATGTTGGTGAAGGTAATTTTATGCAAGCCCAAAGATTTGGTAATGACGGTGGATATCGTCAAAACAGCTTTCATGATGGATTAGACTTTGGTTCTGTAGATCATCCAGGACGTGATGTTCATGCTATTCATAGTGGAAAAGTAACAATCAAGTCTTACATGGGTGGGCTTGGTAATTATGTTGTTATTTCTGGTGGTGGATATAATGTTGTTTATCAAGAAGCATTCTCAAGCCCTAGTAATATCATAGTCAATGTAGGAGATACGGTTAAAGTCGGTGATGTTATTGGCTATCGTGATACAAGTCATTTACATGTTGGAGTAACTAAAGCTGATTTTAATGTGGCAGTTGGTAAGTCATTTACTAATGATGGTACTTGGTTAGACCCACTAGAATTAATTAAGAATGGTCCTAGCGATACTGACACTGAAACGTCATCAGAAACTAACTCAAACTCAAATACACAAGAATACTATTATTTTGCACCATTTATGTATCGTGATGAAGAATCTATCAAGAAGTATGGTGAGCATCCAGCAGAACCAATTGAAGATGGTAGATTTAAGGATAAGAACGCAATGATTGAGTATGTTAAAACTAAGCTACAACCAGAACCGTCATTGTCTATTGATGTAACAACAACTACTGATATCAAACCAATAGCTGGAGATGTAGTCCATGTCATGATTAAATCACAAGATATATCAACGAACTTTACTTTGACTGGTTTCACTTGGTATCCATATTCGTATCCAGTTGATAATCCAACATCAATTACGCTGAATTCTAATGTTCAAAATATCCTTGATTATCAAAATTCAAGGCAGAAACAATTTAATAAAGCTATGTCTGAACTAAAGAGTTCCACGAATGAAGCAATTAATAACTCTAATAGTTTTAATGAATTTGGTGGAAATCAGCAACTAAAAACATGGCTTAATGATTTTGTTGGAGGTTAAAGCATGGATATTTGGAAATGGATTGAGCAATTAACAAAAGGTCTGCAGAAATTGGATAGCAGAATCACGACAATCGAGAGCGTGTTATTTGATGATAAGACAAACAATAAAAGCCCTATTGTTACTAAAGAAGAACTTGACAAGATTAATGATAGGTTAGATGAAATAGAAAGAAAGTTAGGTGGTAGTGATGGAACATCTGAATCTTGATGATATTGGCTTGACTGATAGAGTTCAGTATAATACAACGGTTGCTAATTTTAATGAAATTCAGCGTACTTTTAATAGCAATACTGATGAGATTAAGGATGAATTAGATAGCAAAGCTAACTTGAATAAATTTAATGATGAAATTAAGCGATTGGATGATAAAACAGACGCTTTAGATAAGGACTGGAAAGCTAGATTAAAGCGTGTAACTCTAGGAACTGATGAAGAAACGATTGAAAATGTAGTAACTAAAATTTTAATTGAGAAAGGAGTAATATAATGGCTCAAATTTTAAAATATGTGATTGGTAAAGATTACCGACCTTTGACAGTTTTAGAAGCTAAGGGTGGTAATACGTTTTCGCCTGATTATGACAAAACTAACTGGGTACAAGCTAGACAATACGAAGATAGCTTACGTCAAGTTTTCGTGGAAATCACTAACGAAGATGGGTCTGCTTATGACTTAACAGGAGCTAATGTGCTTTTTGAAGGAATTTTGCCAGACAATGAGCATAAGATTTTGGATAACTCTCATGTTGTATTTTATGAAGATCCAACAACAGGTAAGTTCCGTTTTGACATGCCAGCACAAGCCTTTAGTGTAGCAGGACAATATAAGCAAGCATTTTTCCGAGTAGTAAAGGACTACCGTAATATAGCGACTCTTGAGTTTAAGTTTGAAGTACTGGCTGATATGGTTGTTGCTGGTATGGTAGCTAGAGATTATATCAGTCCGTTAGATGATTTATTTAATACAATCAAGGAAACTGAAACTAAAAATGTGGCTGAATTGAAGAAAATTGTTGATGACAAAATCAACGAAATCACTGATTTAATGACTACTTTAAACCAAACTAATACAGCTACTTTAAGCGAGTTGAATAGTGCTAAAACAGCATTAGAAACGTTGGAAGAAAAAATAAAACAAGATGGGCTTTTTACTCAAGGTGAGGCGGAAGAATTTAAAAAATCCGTAAAATCAGATTTAGAAGATTTGTTTACTGATGCCAAAAAATCAATGGAAAATCAAACAGTTAATGACTTCTCATCTTTAGCAATTACTGATCCACAAAATATGTATGCGGAAGAGATGCCACCTTATTTCAATGATACGTTTAACCATGCCACAAACGTACCACACGGAGATAATATCGTGAATATCGCATTTATAACTGATAATCACCACGAAGAAGATGCAGACCCTTGGTCTAAGAAAGCATACTCTGGAAAATCATTAGAACATTATCAATGGTTTGCTCAAGGAACTTTACGAACCAAGCCAGATGTTGCGATTGCTAACGGAGACAATATTAATGGCAATACCTATCGTCCTACAATGATTTGGACTACAATGCATGTTTGGGCAATGCTTAGCACTGTTTACCTTAAAACAGCACTATTTATGTTGCCAGGTAACCATGATAGTGGAGTCGGTCAAACTCCTAAATTGGTAGCAGAAGATGCAATGACTGAACATGATTTAAAGAACGCTTATCATACAGTTAAACCGCTATATGGCGAAGTGCGAAATGGCGATAGTTTGTATTTTTACAAGGATTTAACTGATAAAAAAGTTCGTGTAATTGGTCTTAATAGTTCAGATATGCCTTGGACGACTGACAATCAAGGGAATTATGTTCATAATCGTTTAGAAGAGGCTGGTTTTGGTGTAGCTCAATTAAAATGGCTTGTAAATGTTGCTTTGAAACTACCTGATAATAGTTGGCAGGTAGTATTTTTCTTCCACCATCCACTTTCTACTGGAACTTTCTACAATGCTCAAGCGTTGATTGACATTATCAAAGCGTTTAAGAACGGTGGTTCAGTAGTAATTAATCGTAGTGATGTAGATGATATGCAAATTGTAGGATTGAAAGCGGACTTTACAACACAAGGAGCTGGAACAGTGATAGGAGTATTCAACGGACACTATCATGCTGACAGTCAAGACTTAACGACATTAAATGGCACGCCAATTGTGATTACTGACGCATCATTAAGCAATTCTATCGGTGAACAATTAGAACGTAGGAATACACCTAATGAAGATTGTTGGGAAACAATTAGTATTGATACTAATGCACGAACTATCCATTGCTACCGTTTTGGGCGTGGTTCAGATAGAGAATTCAACTATTAGGAGGGAAAACAATGACAGAAACGATTGAAAATTTAGCTCAAAATTTAAGAGCTGACGAAGCTTTAATCAAGACACATTTAAATAATCCTTTTGCGCATCCAATTGCAGACCCTTTTAATATGTCAAAAGAAGGCTATGCAATCAGCTATGGATTTGTTTCAAGACAACAAATAGGACAAGCTTTAGGTATTCCTTGGTATTTGCCAGATAATACTGATATTTTCAGTCTAGACCCTGGATACTATAAATGTTACAAACCTAAAGGTTTACCAGATAACATATCAATTAGAGGAAGTGTATGGACAATTAAAGTTAATTATCCATTGGATAGCAGAGACGCAGGACTAATTACTGCAACTGATGAGTTCGGCAGCCAATTAGTGGCAGTACGTCATTCAGGTAATTGGAACTGGCTAAGATATGGCGATAAAGTCAAATTTGGTGGAGATTTAGCAAATAGTGCTAGCTATTACACCTTAATCCACACTGAAAACAAAATACAGGTTCATTGCCATATTGATATCGAAACTAATGTGACTAAAAATTCATATAAAAGCTTATCTAATCCGTATCCAGGATCGTTATGGTTGCCTGAATGGAGTGGTGGAAGGATGGAGGATGGATTATCTACCACTGGAGTAGGTAAAGGGAGTGGTTTTAAATCAGTTCAAATGTGGTTTAACCCCTTATTATATATCATCAATTATAATGATATTGATATCAATCACGTATGGGGAGATTTTAGATATGAATTGGATAAATTTTAAGGAGGCAAAAAAATGAAACGTTACTTATATGATGCAGAGACCAAGCGTTTTACAGGAACAGTTGATAGTGATAGTGATGAAACGTTAGAAAATTCAACAGAAATCAGTCCGTTTGATGCTGACGGTCAAGCTAGAATTGGAACATGGTTTGATGTAGATAGTCAAACTTGGAAAGTTCCAACAACAGAATCGACACAAGACCAACGATTATTCATGAATTTGTCGCAGAACGTGGCAACATTACAATCAATGGTGATGATGCAAAATCAACAATTAGCTCAATTAATGACTAAGGAGGCAAACTAATATGATGACACAAATGCAAATGCTACATATCTTCTGGAATATGTGGGGTAATCATGACTTGAATTTCTATCGTGTATACGTCGAATGTGGAGCAATCACAAAGGAACAATACAAGGAAGTAACTGGTGTAGATTATTAGAATTATAGCGGTGGGTGGGTAGGAGTGAAGGAGTGTTGCAATGAAAACATTAACGATTAATCAGAAAGTTTTTAAGCACCAAGACACTCAAACTAAGCTTAAAATAGCATTGTTTGAAGATGATAGCAAAGTAAGTTTAGATAGTAACTCTGAATATCAATTTAAAATTAAAAATTCAAGCGGTTATCTAAAGTCGGAGAAATTAACAATTGAAGATGACCGCCTTGTTTTAACCACAGAAAAGTTGGAAGGCTTGCCACCAGATACTTATAATTTTGAAGTTTGGGAGAATGGAGATAGCATTTATCCAAGTGAAAATTATGGATATTTCAGCATAACGAAGAACGTAGCCGAAGTTGACGGTAAAACCATTCCTGTTATCACAATCGAAGAATTTAACAAACGCATTGATGAGGCTCTTAAAAAG